CCACCTATTGTTATTGTCACTGCTGGTAGCCCTTACCTTATTCCTGAAACTGTCGGTAATGAATACCGTCTAGCACTCAACCTAACTCTTGTAGCATCTACTGCTACTAACGAGGAGGCGACAGAGGCTCTAGATGAACTTATTGCTCAAACTGTTTCAGCACTTGCGACTATGGGTTATGTCATTCTAAAGACGGTAAACACTCCGTATAGATTGGCTGCTAATAACGCTGAATACATGGCCACTGATCTAAACCTCGAACTATCTATAACACTCTAAGGAAAAACTGATGCCTACATCAACAAGAATCAAAGCCCAAAACATTAAGTTCCTAATCGGAACCGTTGAATACAGCTGTGACGCCAACCTAGTCGAACTGACCCTTAACGATGCACCTGGCGATGTCCAGACATTCTGCGAGGTTCGTGTCGGTGGCGAATGGAAGTTACAGTTGGATGGTGTTACCTCTGGTGACGCAACCTCTCTGTACCGTATTCTCTGGTCTAACTTTGGAACCGAAGTTGCATTCACAGTAGCCCCACAAGGTAACGCTGTTGGTACTACTTCAAGCCCTATCTACACCGGTACAGTCGTATTCGACCAGTTGCCACCACTAAGCCTGACCTCTGGCGAAGTTGTGAAGTTCTCTGTGACTCTGACTGTAAAGAACGCTGTTCACACTCCAGCAACTACTCCACCTGTTTACTACGGTCTAACTGTAAAAACAGCTGTTTAGTTAGGTTTCCTGTGGAGACTGGAATTGGTGTCGAGAATCTATCTCTGACTATCAAGGCGATGAAAGAACTAGGTGCAGATCGTAAGGTCCTAACCGAGCCTGGCTATCAAGCAGGTCTAATTCTTATTCGTAGAGCCAAGTCACTGGTTCCAGTCAAAACAGGTGCTTTATCTGCAAGCATGCGACCTCGACGTATTCAACGTGGTGGAAGTGTTCAGGCAGGTGGCAGAGCAGTACCGTACGCTAACCCAATTCACTGGGGATGGAAAGTTGTTTCCACAGCTCACAGAGGTTCTTTGAAACCTGGCACGTTCAGGGGGATTAGACCACAGCCATTCTTTAGTGAGGCGTTAGGCTATACCAAGCAAGAGATTCTAGATAACTACGAACGTCTCATGCGACAAACAATCGACAATCTACCAGGAGCAAATAAATGACCAACCAAACCTTTGACTTCGAATCACTTACCTTGAATGAAGTTGAGCAAATCGAACTAATTACAGGTGTAAGTATTGACCAAATCTTGGACGCTGGAAATCCTAAGGGTAAGGCTATGAAAGCCATTATCTTTATTATGAAAAAGCGTCTAGATCCAAACTTCACTATTGAACAAGCAGGGTCCATGTCTATGACTGAGGCTAACGCTTTGTTTGCAGGTGAGGACGACCCAAAAGAATAGTTGCAGATACAGCTGCTAAACGTGTCGCGTTTATGGTGGTTCATGCAGGTCTAAGCCTGACGGAGGTCAAGCAAATGACACTGAGAGAATACCAAGCAGTGATAGATGCACTAAGAGATAAAGGAACCGACTGATGGCACAGAATCTAGTAGTCAATTTTATTGGACAGAATAAACTGTCTAAGACTACTGCCGTCATCAGCAACGACTTCAAAAAGTTAGACCGTACTGTCAAGACTGCTAGTGCAAGCATGAGCAAGGCTCTCGGTGCAGCAGGTATCGGTTTAGGTTTAGCCTCTGTAACTAATCTGCTCAAACAGTCCACTAAGGCAGCGTCAGAGGATCGTAAGTCTCAAGGCTTGCTGGCTCAGGCACTTCGTAACACTGTTGGAGCAACAGACCAGGCTATCGCAGGTGCAGAGCAATACATCAAGTCCACCCAGTTATCTACTGCTGTTTTAGATGATGAACTTAGACCAGCCCTAGCCACAGCTGTAAGAGCCACAGGTTCCCTTGCTGGAGGTCAGAAGTTACTTAACACTGCTCTAGATGTATCTGCTGGAACAGGTAAGGACCTAGGCTCAGTAACCAACGCTATCTCTAAAGCATTCAACGGTAACACTGCCTCACTTCGTAAGTTACTTCCAAGCATCAAAGACGGTGCTGACTTCATGCAACAACTTGACACACAGTTCAAAGGTGCTGCTAAAACTGCTGCTGACTTAGACCCTTACAAGCGTTTAGAAGTTATCTTTGCTGACATTCAGGAAACTATTGGCGAGGCTCTACTTCCAGCGTTAGAGGAATTCAGTAACTACCTTGTAACCCCTGAGGGTCAAAAGAACCTTAGACAAGTAGTTGATCTCTTTGTGATTATGGGTCAAACCGTCGCTAACGTAACCAAGTTCATTCTGGACAACATTGTGGTCGTCAAAGCTCTAACGGCTGCTGTCGTATTTGCCAAGGTTAGTTGGACCTTATTGTCTGGAGCCGTAAACATTTATACTGCTGCAACTGGCAAGGCTGTAATCGCAACTAAGTTACTTAGAACTGCTCTGATAACCACTGGTATTGGTGCTCTAGTTGTCGGTCTAGGCTTCTTGGCTGAGGGCTGGATAAATGCCACAGAGGAGCAAGAGAAGTACGCTGTCGTTACTCAAGGGTTACCAGCCAACTTTGGTCAGGTTCCTATCGGTCCAGGTATCGGTGCAGACGGTGTATCTTGGATTGCTTTAGGTTTTGCATCTGAGCAGGAATACTTAGCCAGCCAAGAGGCAGTCAAGAACAAAGTCATTGCAGCTAGAGACAAGGCTCTCAAGGCTATCGCTGACACAGGTAAACGTTTTAGAGACAATGTTGGTCTCAAGTCTGGTCTGTTCGGTAAAGATGAAAACTCTGTATTCAATGTGGATGTTGTTATCAACAAACTGAAAAGGGTAGTAGATGCTGCGCGAGGTTTCAGAGGTAACCTAGAGAAACTAAAAGCCAAGGGTGCAGGTCAGAACGTCATTGACGAACTTATTGCTTTGGGTCCAGCACAGGGAAACATCGTTGCTAAGGGTCTACTTGGTTCTGGGTCTAAGTTCTCTGAGTATCTAGGTCTTAGTGGATCACTACAAGCCACAGGTGAGTCTGCTCAAAAGTTGGCTAATGACACAGGCGAAAAGACTTACAACGTAAACATCAACAAGGCTAACGTTTCAGCTGAGGACATCATCAAGGCTATTAGAACTTTTGAAAAGAAGTCTGGCAGAAAGTATTTTGCATTCTAATGACTTGGAATATTAAGACTGGTGTTCGTATTCAATACGAGAAACCCTCTGGAACTTGGAACTCTATTCAGTGCGACACTTTTGAGTTAGAGATAGATCGTGGCGTGGATGTTGAACAGGGAACTTTTGCTAGACCTAGCGTTGGTACTGCCACTATCAAACTAATGAAATCGAGCTTGTCTGACTTTCTAAATGGACCAGATTATGCCTCTAACCAGAAAATACGCATTCAATACGACAACGTTGGTTCATGGGATGAACTGTTCAACGGCTTTATTCAGAACATTGAAATGTCTTACATTCAAGAGGCTGGAAAACTCCAAGTAAACATCACTGCTAATGACATGGGTCGTATTGCTCTAAACACTCAGATTGGCACGTTCAACATCACAGGTACATCTACTAGGTCTTTTATAAACGTCATGGGGCAACTAGCAACAGCTATAACTGCTATCGACTCTAGGTATTCACAATCGCAAGTTTTGTCTGGTGGCTCTAGCACTTTTCAATATGCAAACACTTATTTAGATGTCCCTAGTGGTGAACTGTTCACTCAGTTTCTAGACGCTGAATTAGGTTGGTTGTATGCCTCTAAGTCTGGTGGTATGAGATACCTAACTAGGGCTGATGTAAACACTATCCAAGGCTATTCTTGGGACACCAACGACATTATCGTAAGCAATGTTCACAGCACTAGCAACCTCCATGTCTGCATGGATAACATCCAACTGGCTTACAACTCTGACAACATCGCGAACCAGGTACGTGTGACCAATGAAGTTACAGGTGTGAAAACAACCTCGACTAACTCAACCTCCGTAACTGCCTATGGCAGACAACTTGCAGATTTTGAAGTGAACTTTGACCCGACTGTTTCAGGTGGAACAACTTTTGCTCAATGGGCATCTGCTGTATCTGGTGCTGCTAACCCTAAAGCGATAACCTCTGTAAGTGTTCCAGCGATTAGGCGTACAGGTTTCCCGAGCTACATTTTGAATGAGGAAATTGGGGACGCGTTACAAGTTGAGTTCGCTAGTGCAGGTTTACCGACTTTACAGGAACGCTACATGATCACCAGAATCAACCACGTCATAGACGCTAACCATTGGGAAGTAAACATCGGACTCTGGAGGGGTATCTAATGACTGTTGAAACTTGGGTTTACATTCTGTCGGCTGTGGTGGGAACTACTGGTCTGTCGAGCTTGTTTAGGTATTTGTCTACTAGACGGTTCCAGTCGATTAGCCTGGAGGAAAAGTTGCGAGCTGAGATGATGGCTCATAACCGTGAACTGAAATCTGAGATAAACACACTAAAGGCAGAACTTGACCAGTGGCGTGATAAGTATTTGAATCTACATAAGGAATACACTAAGTTGAAAACTTCATTCGACAAGATGGTAAAGGATAAAACAAATGGCTAAAGAACCTGTATTGGCTCCCAAGGTAACTACTTCATGGGGCATAGATCACTATGCTGCGTTAGAGGCTGAGAAGTCTGCTCCAGTAGTTGAGACACCTGTTGAGGATGTTCCTGCTAGTGAGTGAAACGTACACCATTACTGATGGGCAGTTCAATCTTGAGATTCTTGCTGGTAGCACTTTCCCTAGTGTTGCTGGTGACTGTTCCTTTTACCCTACTGATGCTGACGGTGTCGCTTTTAGTCTTACTGGCTGGGTAGCCAAGTTACAGATTAGAGAGAACCCGAGCACAGCTGCAATTATTGACATTGTTCCAACAGTGAACACCACCGATAACAGCGTGAACTTTAGCCTGACTCCGACACAGACTTCATTGCTTGTAAAGACCGATTATGTGTGGGCTGTCGAATTGACTCAGA